CTAGCCAATGATCGCCTGTACCTGTTAGACCATTTTGGTTCAACTGATGTAGACAACATTGTCGGGCGTGTGCGTTACATGGCTAAAGCACTGGACTGCCACTACGTCTTCCTAGACCACGTTTCCATTGTTGTGTCGGCACAGTCTAACCTTGACGAGCGCAAGGCATTGGACGAGATAATGACAAAGCTGCGGATGCTTGTGCAGGAGACAGGCATTGCCTTGTTCGTTGTTAGTCACTTGCGTAGACCTGAGAGCAAGGGTCACGAGGAAGGCGCAGCAACGTCCTTGTCGCAGCTTCGTGGAAGCGCGTCTATTGCACAGCTTAGTGATATAGTGTTAGGGCTTGAGCGTGACGGACAGGCTGAGGACATGATTACACGCAACACCACGACTGTGCGTGTGTTGAAGAATCGCTTCAGCGGCGAGACAGGGCGTTGTGCTGATCTGTTGTATGATAAAGACACTGGTAGAATGGTTGAGACTATGTTTAAGGAGGAAGGGTTATGATGACTAAAGAAAAATCTTGTGGGCTTTGTCCTGCACGTCTTCGGTTCAGTGAGCCTGCTCTGTGTCCTAAATGCACAGAGTTGGTTGCAATGCTAAATCGCCTATGGATTGTCAGAGACAAAGGAGACAGCAAATGAAGTGTATAGCTTGTGACACATTATTGACAGACTACGAAGCCACGCTAAGAGATACTGATACGCTTGAGTATGTTGGTGAGTGCTTAGAATGTATTAGGAATGCTAACAACGTGTTTGGCTTGCAAGAACGCCTAGACCTTAAAACAATACACGACATTGACTTGGATTTGGAGTAACAGTATGTCTATAGCAGCAGTTGGAGACGCAGTAAGGGTTTGTGGCACAGTTTATCAAACAGAACGCGCCACTGTCTTAGAAGCACTTTTAGATGACGATGGGCTATACTACTGGGTAGTTGGAGGAGACAATAAACTCTTTACAGTCCGTTTTGAAGAGTGCATTGAGTCAACTGGGTATACAGCGAGAAAGAAACAACATCTTAGTCTTAGTACGCCTTGTAAACCTGATGACGATCCTTATTTGGATGACGATGGTTTTACTTTCGGGCTTTGTAGAATTTGTGGCAATCCTAACGAAGTTTTTGAAAACTACTGTACTTGTGGATAAATATGTTAACAATTGATATAGAGACAGACATGAAACACAGCACTATCTGGTGTGCTTGCGCTGAGGATGTCGCTACAGGTGAGACGACTGTACACACCGAAGCTAAGACGCTACAGGCGTTGATAAACAAGCACGACAGCATTCTAACGTATAACGGCTTAGGCTTTGACGTTCCAGTGATGGAGGCAGTGTGGGGCATTAGTGTAGAAGGTAAGCAGCACGTTGATGCTATGGTGCTGTCTCGCCTGTTCAACCCTGCACAGGCAGGTGGTCACAGTTTGCGGAGTTGGGGCGAGCGTCTGGCGTACCCTAAAGACGACTTCACCGACTATGACGGTGGCTTGTGTGAGGAAATGATTACTTACTGCAAGCGTGACGTTAACCTAACCACTAAGGTTTATAAGACAGTGACTGCTGACCTTGAGAAGGCTAAGTTCACACAGGACGTTATAGACCTAGAACACGCTGTGACGGCTGAGCTAGAGTTGCAGCGCAGTAATGGCTTTAAGATTAACTTACCAATGGCTAACGAGCTTTACAGCAGGCTGACGTATCGTATGCGTAAGGTAGAAGAGCAGCTACAGGCTGAGTTTCCTCCTATCGTGACAGAGCGTTGGTCTGAGAAGACAGGTAAGCAGCTTAAAGACAATGTAGAAGTGTTTAACGTGGGCAGTAGACCGCAGATAGCTAAGAGGTTGCAGAGTGTTGGTGTTAAGTTCACTGACAGGACTGAAGGCGGCGGCTACAAGATAGACGAGAACGTGCTAGAGGGCATTGACAATCCTTCGGCGCAGCTTGTTGCTGAGTATCTTCTATTACAGAAAAGAGCTAGTCAGGTAAGCTCATGGCTAGAGGCTGTAGCAGATGACGGCAGAGTGCATGGTCGTGTCTTTAGCAGCGGTGCAGCAACAGGCAGGATGACGCATATATCGCCTAACATGGCTCAAGTGCCTGCAACACGTAAGGCACACGATGGCATGACACCAGTGCAGAAGCTCAAGGCTGAGCTAGGCGGTCAGTGTCGAGCTTGTTGGACTGTAGAGCAAGGCAACAAACTAGTGGGTATTGATGCGTCTGGTCTTGAATTACGGATGCTAGCCCACTATATGAAGGACAAGGACTACGTTAACACCATCTTAGACGGCGACATACACAGCGCCAACCAAGCAGCGGCAGGACTTGAAACACGCGACCAAGCTAAGACGTTCATCTACGCATTCCTGTATGGTGCAGGTGATGAGAAGATAGGCAGTATCGCAGGCAAGGGCGCGAGACATGGGAATAAACTCAAAAGAGACTTCCTTGACAATATACCATCGCTAAAAGCGTTGAAGGAGTTAGTAGAGAAGATAGCAGGAACAGGCAGTCTACCTAGTTTAGACGGCAGAAGGATACGCATACGCAAGGCTTATAGTGCGCTAAACTTCCTCTTACAAGGAGGCGGCGCAGCGCTTATGAAGAAAGCATTGTTGAACGGTGTCGAGAGTCTTAGAGAGCAGAACATACCTTTTAAGATGGTCGCCAACGTACACGATGAGTTTCAAGTAGAGACGCCAGAGGCTTACGCCAAGGCTGTAGGACTACACTTTCGTAATGCGATACGCAAGGCAGGTGAGGACTTTGATCTTCGTTGTCCTATGGATGGCGAGTTTAAGATTGGAGATAATTGGTCAGAAACTCATTGACTTACAGCAACATTTAGTGGTAAAATCCACAAACCTTAATTAGGAGAAATACTATGCAACAAGTAAAGCCAACAACCCTCAAGACAACTCTATTCTGGGCGAACCTGTCTACTAAGAATGAGATGTCTGGCAAGTATCAAGTTGATCTGTCTAATCTCTCTGACGCTGCGATTAGTGCTTTAGAAGAGCGCGGCTTGCAAGTAAAGAGCAAGGATGATGATCGTGGTAGCTTCATTACAGTTAAGTCTACTAATCCTATCCGAGCTTACAACAGCAGCGGTGACGAGATTAGCTGCTTAGTCGGTAACGGCTCACAAGCTACAGTCGCTCTTGGTCACTATGATTGGGACTTCCAAGGCAAGAAAGGTCGTTCACCTTCGTGTCTGAAGCTAGTCATTAATGACTTAAATGAGTATTCACCAGAAGGTAGTGTAGATGTGTCTTTAGAAGAAGCTCTGTAATGCTTCTAATTGATGGCGATATATTTTGCTATCGGGCGGCTTGTGCGTGCGAGACTGACGCACAAGTCTCTTTAGACAACGCTACAGCACAAGTCAAACGAGCCTTCAACTCCATCCTCACTGACGTTCTAATACGTTATCCTGACCACGACTACATCCTCTACCTAACCGGAGGCGACAACTTCAGACATGACGTTGCCGTCACTGCTCCGTACAAAGGAAACAGAAAAGGCGAAAGACCTACCCTGCTTCCTGCTATACGCGAGTATGCTATTGGCTATTGGGATGCGGTAATGGTCGAAGGTGAGGAGGCTGATGATGCTATAGCTATTGCTGCTTCCTCTGCTCACTTGAATGATGACCCTATCATGGTAAGCATTGATAAAGACTTCGATCAAGTGGCAGGTATGCACTATAACTTTGTGAAGAAGGAAGAGTATTTCGTAAGCTCAGAGATAGGCTTGAAGAGCTTTTACAAGCAGATACTCACAGGCGATTCTATTGACAACATCATTGGTGTTGACGGTATAGGCGCAGGAGGCGCACACGAGCTGATTGGCAACTGCCGCAAAGAGACTGATATGTGGGACATTTGCGAAGACCAATTAGGCTATGACAGGGCGTTGGAGAATGCACGTCTACTGTGGCTAAGACGCACAGCAGGGCAGATGTGGATGCCTCCACGAGAACGTCCCAAAGGAGTACGCTTTTATGGCGAAGCAACTAGTACCGCGCACTAGAGCCGGAAAGACTTGGACAGAAGCACGTTATTGGCAGTTCATACGATCAGCGCTTAGACAGGCTTACAGTCGTTACCCTGTTAAGTTTCAAGTCAAGAAGGACGCAGAGCGTACAGTAGAAGGTTGTAGACACAAGTACGAGTATCAGTGCGCTGAGTGTTCAGAATGGTTTACCAACAAAGAAATACAGGTAGATCATATAGAGCCTGCGGGAAAACTGAGCAGCTACAAAGACCTTGCAGGTTTTGCAGAGAGGTTATTCTGTGAAGCAGACGGTATGCAGGTGTTGTGCGTAGATTGTCACCAGAAGAAAACTAACGCAGAACGAGCAGCGAGGAAGAAGACATGAGACACTTTGTCATACCAGACACGCAAGTTAAACCAGACTCTAACATAGAGCATCTGACGTGGGCAGGTAAGTACGCAGTAGCTATGAAGCCTGAAGTGATTATACATCTAGGTGACCACTGGGACTTTCCTAGCCTGTCTAGCTATGACAAAGGTAAGAAGTCTTTTGAAGGCAGGCGTTACCAAGCAGACGTAGAGTCAGGTAAGGTTGCTATGCAGGCTTTCCTAGCTCCTATCAAGGAAGAGCAGAAGCGACAACGCACGAACAAGCACAAGGTGTGGAAACCTAAGCTAGTGTTCTTGCTAGGCAATCACGAGAACAGGATCACTAGAGCAGTAGAAGATAGTCCTGAGCTTGAGGGTTTGATGTCGTTTGCTGACCTTGGCTTGGAGAAGATGGGTTGGGAAGTTATACCGTTCTTAGAAGTTAAGATGATTGACGGCATAGCCTACTCACACTACTTCACCTCTGGCGTTATGGGTCGTCCTGTATCATCTGCTAAGCTAATGCTGACTAAGAAGATGGTTAGCTGTGTTATGGGTCACGTACAAGACAGAGACATCGCCTACGCACGTAGAGCTGACGGTGTGTCAGTCACTGGTCTGTTTGCAGGCATCTTCTATCAAGAAGACCAAAGCTATCTCACACCGCAGACTAATCAGTCTTGGCGTGGGCTTTGGATATTCAACGAAGTAAACAACGGTAGCTTTGACGAGCTGCCAATTAGTATGTCCTACCTTAGAAAGAAGTACGGAGAGTCTACGAATGAGTAAAACATTCACAGAGATAAAGGAGCAGCTGTCTCTCTTAGATGAGATAACTGTACTTGAGACGTTAGAGATTAACTCTACGGAGCTTGTAGAACGCTTTGAGGATAAGGTAGAGGACAAACTAGATCAAATAATCGAAGACTTAGGAGAAAATGACAATGAGTTTTCTTGACCATTCACCTGCTGAAGAGTGGGACGCAATAACTAAGAAACGTAGGGCGCACGCTAGACGTGTTAGTGAGCAAATCAACGCTGAGCAGAGAGCAGCAGAACCTTTAAAGGACGCTATAAACCCTAGCCACTACAAAGGCAACGGTATTGAGTGCATTGAGTACATTAAAGAGAGACTCAGTAAAGAAGCCTTCTTAGGCTACCTTAACGGTAACGTGCTTAAGTACCAACATCGTTGGCAAGACAAAAATGGCGTAGAAGACTTACGCAAGGCTCGTTGGTACTTAGACAGGCTTATAGAGGAAGAATGTAATGGTAAAGATTAACAAGTTAATAGA